CTCCAAATACTCCCAGGCGTGACTTTAGATGGTTGAATAATCCAGTATCAGCAATTAGTGTTGAGATTAAACCGATATTAGCAATAAAATTACCAAGTGCTACGCTTGATATTGCATTATTTTCAGCGGCAGAAGCTTTAGCTTGTGAGTCGTTAATATTCTCAAGTGGTGTACCATTAAAATTTCTAGCACTATTACCAGCAATATTAACTATTGAATTATATATTTCAGAATTAATAGCCCCTGTTCCATAACCAGGTTCACCAGTACGATAATAATCAATGACTTTAAACTGATCGCTAGCTGAATAACCAGCAATATTGGCCATTGTTCTGCGGCCCCAAAACTCAACCCTAGCATCTTGAACATTTGAGCCAGAATGAATGGCTAGCCACTTTTGACCATTATAGTTACAAGTACAAAATTGCCAGTTCCAAGATATTTCTAGCTTTGTCATCGATAAATCAGTCGTAGCATAAGCAGACTTAACTGAAAGATCTAAACGCTCAGTTCGATTGCTAGAATTTACACCTCCTCGTCTAAACGTTAACTGCCCAAAGACCTCGCTTTCTGAAATATTCGTGCCACTTTCAGCATATGGAATAAGTAAAATTACAGCAGACCTATAATGTAGAGCAAAATAAAAAAATTCTCTTGAAACTGATAATTCTATTGCTCGGTTAAATGCATTATCTGCTTTATATTGTGCATCAGAGGCGGCAGTAGCGATAGCCTGGGCCTTAGCTGAATCAGCTTTAGCCTGGGCATCGGCAATCGCGCGCGTTTCTTCTATTGTTATCTTGCCATCTGCATAAGCTTTAGCCGTAGTTTCAGCTAAATTCGCTTTGGCAAGGGAATAAGCCTGGGCAGCTGATTGGGCAGCATTAGCTTTAGTGGTGGCATCGCTTGCAGCGGCGGCAAGCGCCTGGGATTTAGCGCTATCAGCTTTAGCCTGGGCGTTAACTGTGGTTTCCATACCAATAGCAATTAAATCACCTTGTTCAGTCACTTCATAAAATGATAATTCGTCAATATCGGCGGTGCCATTGCCACCCGAATAGTTAACAATACACATAGGCCGAACATAGGCGGTACCCACTCTAAATTCATTGTGGCTAGTGTTCCCCGCGCCGGTTATATATCCCTCAAAAACCTGCCAACCATCAACATTGGCAATATCTTGTTCCGCTACACAACAATATCTATGGCTTCCTGGCTGGGCAGTTAACACATTTAAATCTTTATCTAATGTCACTACGCCAGCGTAAACAAGGCGTGGGCCGGTACCGTCTAAATGCTGTCTTACTTTAAAGCGCATTTTGTAACGTTTATTGGTATCAATAGGAATAACGCCCACTGATGCAATCCACTTAGTACCGACTACCCTAAGCACGTTGCCGCCATGCTCACCGGCTTTTACTTGGCTATATACGCTATTTTGGGCTAATGAGGGTGCGCCAGCGGCAGGGCCGCCTAACATTTCTGTGTAATTTAATAATCCATTTTCAAAGAAAAAATCAGGCAATTCACGATAATAAGATTCATTTTTTAACAGTGGGCTTGATAATGTAAAATCTTTAACTGCATTAGCTTTGTTAAGGGCGTCAAGAGCAGCATTGGCCTCGGCCTGTGCTTTTGCATTATTGGCTTTGGTGGTGGCATCACTGGCAGCAGCGGCAATAGCCATGGCCTGGGCATTACTCGCTTTTGTCTGGGCGCCTGTTGGGGTTTCACCATTCAAGCTCTCGGCATCAATACCATTGTTAAGCAATGCGAGTGATGTAAGAAGTTCATTAGCCAGGGCTGGATTATTAAGTGCATCTTGTGCGGCCAGCATATCTTTATCACCGGCAGGCAGTTTACCTGCCATTAGATTATCAAGTTGGGTTTGTTCTTCTGGGGTAAATAACTCTGGGATCTCTGTCTTAATTTTTGTCCAGGTATAATCTTGCCAATTACCGCTTGGCACTGAGGTTTTCTTATCAGTAGCAACACCTAAATAATCCTTACCATCACCAATAGCCTCAACTGTAGTAAATCCGGTACCGACATTATCATCGGCCCAAGCAAACCAGGTTAAGCTGGTATAAACATTGCCGATTAAGCCTACTATGGCACTGTTATCACTGTTTGTTGCTGTTGATACTGGGCCAAACCAAGCACTTTGGCCCTGGTTGTTAATCGTTCTTGCCCACAAGAAATATTCAGTATTTGGGTGGCGATCAGCCCATACAATTTCTTTGCCGGTACCGATGATTTCAGCATCAGCAAAAACATTCGTTGAACCGCCATTAACCTCAAATACTGTAGTTTGCGCAACGGCTGCAGCGGTACCTGGCTTTATCATTAATGATAATGGCCCTATAACAACATCAATACCAATAACCGGTGCTGGGGCAGTTGAGCCAATCGTCATTTGAGCAGGTATAGGGCTTAAAAAACCAAAGGCATTAATAGCCCATACTTTGACGGTATAAAAGCCAGTATCAATTTTGGGTAGGTGTATTTGTGGGGTGCTAATATCTTCCTGATAAATAAGCGCATCGCTGCCATTAAATACCCCTACACGATAGCGATAACCACTGTTATTCCCTGGCGCACTCCAATTTAACACCCCTAAGAATGTGGCTGCATCATCGTTAGCGGTATAAACCAGGTCTTTTGGTGTTGGAACTTGTTTTGGATCTGGCAGTTCTGCATTGGGGGTTAAGTCTGTGCTAGTCGCTTCACCTAGAGCCCAATCAAAAATGGCCGGGGCCGTTTCTTTTAATACTAGATCAACACCCTCATCGGTCATCAGGGTAAAATCAACGATCTCAAATTCTTTATTATTAATACCAAGGCGCGGAATATTCAGGCGAACAACTCTACCTGGCCAGCACTGCATACCTATGCCTAACTTAGCAGGGTATTGAACGGTAAAGCCGGCGCGTGACTGTTCTAAATGCAACTTAGCCAAACGCTGAGCGGCCCAGGGCGATATAACATACTCAAGGTCTAAATCATGGTCAATGTATTCGCCCTGGTCTATATCGCGGTAATAAGCGTTTTCTACTGGTGGAAAATCAACTGACTGCCAAAAATTATCAGGGTCAACAAATGTTCCCCTTACTGCATTACAAATGTCAGAACGTTCAGTAAATGGGGTGAGGCTCATATCATCGCGTAAGCCGTCATCGTCTAAGGTAATTTCAGCCGGGCCATAGTAAGCACCACCTAATAAGCTATAAGCGCCATGGGTAAACACTAATTTACCTGCACCGGCAGTCAATAATGCTTCCATAATGGTTTGCGGGGTTTGGTCGGCTACCCAAGTGCCATTCATGGTATAGCGCTTTTCAAAATCACCAGCCTGGTATTCAACAAATTCATCAGACAAATTTGCGGCAGCAATAAAGCTGTCCATGATGATCTCTTTTTCTGTGGCACCTACGCCAGACTCTAGGCGGGTATAATCTAAACAGCACAACGCCCAGTTGTCAGTATATTTCCAGGTATCAGGATCATTCATTAATTGCTGGCTATCGCGCGGGTCAAAAACAGGCTTACCACGTACTAGCATCTTGATATTGGGGATGCCTGACGAAAATACCTCTTGATCGTTTTTTATCGCAATACGCAGATAACTAATACCATGGCCAACATGGGCGCTAGTCCAATCAGTAAACTTACTTACCATTTCACTGTCGGCAGTAGTTTGGGTACCGTCATAGTATTTTAACCTTACATGGTTACTATACTTAGCAGTAAGGCCACTGCCCTCATGCCAACATACTTCATCATCAAGTTTAATTAACTCGCAACCATCAGTACGATGGCCACAAACGGCTAAAATCAAATAGAGCCATTCCCTATCATCACCCGTTTCACCAATAAACATTAATGGCCCAGATACCATGGCTTTACCGTAAATCCCACGGCGAGGTTCATTAGACGAACGCACCATTTGCTGTTGTGCAAATTGGCTATCAAAACCATTGTTCATATTACTGGCTTGGATAGCAGCATAACCGGCAGCGACTACGGCAGTAACCGCCATAATTTCTACGGCCCATGCAACAACAAAAGCATATACTTGTGGCATGTTATACCCTCCAGGCTTGTAATATTTTGCTGCTTGGTACCAGCACTAAACCATCTTGTCCGGTAGCAAATACCCCGCTACCCCAAACGATACCGGCACACTGACGATCAGCATTTTCAACAACGGCAACATCACCGCGCATGGCATTTTTAGCATCAATGCTTTGCCCTGCTAATAAGTGATCAATTAAGCCGCACAAATCACCATAGGGTTTAATTAGCGCTAATGCTCCCTTAGCATCTGTATACTGAAAACGCAGCGATTCGGCATAATCATGCCCAGTAATTGTTTTAACAGCATCAGCGGCCATTAAGGCGCAATCCCACTCACCCCATTCAAATGCTTTAGTCGAATTTTGGCTAAAAAAATGGCCCAACAATGTGGGCCAGTTTGGTTCTCTTTTTAGTGTGATCATGTTATCTCTGCTTTCTGGTTATGCTGCCATTACGGCCGCCATGGCCGGAACTGCTTTGGGTACTGTAAGGAACCCCCCAATTAATTGACTTTTCAACCATCTGCGGGGCAAACTCGCAAAACTTATCCCCGGGGAATTTGGCTTGCTGATCAGCATCGGTATAACGGGCGTTGCGAATACGATCCCAATCTTCAAAACGGCTAGATACTCTAACTTCAACGGTATTTCGTTTGCCGTACTTCATTGGCATTGAGGTAATACGGCCACTAAAACGCAAGCTGGCAGCAATTAAATGGTAATGTTCATCCAACACGCCAAAATACACTTTTACATCACTACCAACATAATCAGAAGTAAGGGCCACCGATAGTATCGCGGGATCAAGTGCTGATAAGGTTAAGCTCAATTGATGTGGTTTTATGTAACCATCTTCTTTGACACTGCCAATTTTACCCGCGCCGCCAACTGGGCGATAAACATCGCCCTCAAATGGCAACTCAATTAAATGGGTATTCATGGCGAGTACTCCATCAGGAAAATCAATTCTCACCAAATACACGGGCCGTTTATGCTGGGCATTTAGCTGTTCAATCATTGCAGGATCTTGGGTAAACATTAAAATGCCTCCACAACTTCAATCTTTAATTTACTTTCTTTATCGCGGCGCAATTTAACTCGGCCTTGCTTATCATCACGTAAACGGAAAATACCGCTTGCAGCCTGATAAACAATCGCTACGCCCTGGTTAACAACCTTTCTTAATGGCGGCTCAAAAATTAATTGTGCCTGGCCCATACCATTACTAATGCATGTTTCAGTAACAATTTTTAATTCAGAATTTATCGATACCCAATCACCAATTTTAAAGCCGGTGATATTAGGCGCTAACTGCTTAATAGCAATTGATCCACCGTATTGATTATTGGCTGATACAATGGGATTACCTGTCACTGCACCAGCGGGTTTTAAATAGCGATAGTGGGGCATGGTGAAGCGACCAGCGGCACCACGCAAACTAGCCAGCCAGCCTTGCAATTGTTTCTCTTGTTCATCGTTAAGGTTATCCCACGATATATAGCCCTCTAAACGGGCGCCTGAAAGCTCTAATGTTTCAGTGCTACGGTTTACCGGGCTTTCATTTATCGCAGTGTTACTAAGCGGCTGTAGTTCTATTTCGCTAGGCATTACTGGTGGGGCAAGTTTTATACTCATCGTCCAAGTTCTCGTCTAATTGGGCCACTGTTTTTAGCATCGGTTAATACTTTTTGATAAGCCGCATCCACTAACTTATCGCCGGCCGCTAACATTCTAGCCTCGGCTCCCTCGTCTGCTCCCCTGGCATCAATAGTTTGGTAAATGGTTACTGGGCCAATACCGCCGCCACCATTCATAAATCCGTCTAAGCTCCTATTTGGGTGTACTGTTCCGCTTTGGCCAAAGCTCACGACTTCTGGGCCATTTTCACCGACTAAATAGTTATAACCACCTATTACTGGGCCACCGAACTCACGCGCGCCAGCAATCTGGCCAACACCCTGGGCCATAATTAATGCGGCATTTAACATGCCCCAACCACGTACCGTTTCACCGGCTGCAACGGCTTTAGCTGTTAATACTCCGGTTACGTCTGTGCCTGGCGCTGGCATTTGGGCGGCAGTGGTTTGGGTAGCAAGTAATTGAGATTGCATTACTGCCTGGGCGGCAAGCATGCCTTGTTGGGCAAGGATGGCAGCCATCCAAATGCCACTACCTTGATCACTGCTTGAGGCTAAAATGTTCAATGATGTGGTAGCAATATTTTGCTCAAGTGAGGCTCTTTGCTTGGCATTTTTGGTTTGGGCGCGGTTCATGGTTTCCCATTTTCGCGTTTCGGCATCAATTTCTTTTTGGTTATGTTCTTCAATAAAGGCGAGGCGTTCATCATAAGATAGCCTTAGCATTTCTTCATAATAGGCGCGCGCTTCTAGCTTGGTTTCAAAGCCGCCAGCCTCTAGCTCTTGCTCACTAATACGATGTTGAGCCAGGATTTCTTTTTGCTGTTCATACCATTGGGTTAAAAACTGGTTTGACTCTTCACGGCTGCTATTTATTGCGGCAAGCTTATTTCGTTCCTGGTCAATTTCACGCTGGTTTTTTTCATCTACGGCATTGAGGTCGTCAATAAGCTGCTCCCTGGCAAGCTCTTTATAATATGTCCTCAGATCATTAATGTTTTCAAAGCCGCGTTTGTTTATCTCAACCTCGCTAAGCTTCATTTGGTCAAGATCTTCAAGCCGTTTATCGTAGCTAGTACGTGCCTTATCTTCTTCGGATAATACTTGGCTTTCTAATGACTGCAGTTTACGCGAACCATTAGCTTGCTGCTTTTCTAATTCTTCTTTAGCCAGGGCCGCCCTTTCTTCTGCAGCCTCTTTTTCTATCATCTTGCGAGTTTCTTCGCCTTGTTTATAAATTTTGGCGGCGGCTTCTCGCTCTTGATTTAGCTTAACAAGCACTTGTTGCTGTTCTTCGCTAACATTAAGCTTTTGCTTTTCTAGTGATAAAATCCGGGCCTCTACCACTTCCATGGCTTTGGTAATATCAAACCGATCACCGTACTTTTCGCGCAATTTATCAGGCTGGTTTTGTATATCCTGGTATTCTTTTAATGAATCTTTGGCCGCTAATATTTGAAAGTGTAAATCTAAATAACTTTGACCAAGTTGACTTGAGCGGGTGGCGGCTTCTGTTTCTCGTAACTTTTCGGCTAACTCACCTACGCCAACACCAATATTATTAATAATCATTTTACTTGCATCAGCTAAGCCGCTTCGCTTAGCTAAACGCACCATTAAGGTATCCCATTGCTGGCCCAAGGTATCCCATGAACCGGCAAGACCTTTAGCGGCTGCCTGGCCACTGCCGCCCATTTGCCCCTGCAACACACTTAATACTGTGGCTTGGGCTTTTGCTAAATTATTGGTTTCAACAAAGTGTTTAATTTGCTCTTGCTGAGTCGCGGTAAAACTGACACCAACTCGTTTAAGTGCGTTAATACCTTTAACTGGATCTTCTAATGCTTTACCAAGCTGTACTGCTGATGATTTTAAATCTTGGCCAAATACCTGAGCCATATCTTGTGCAATAGCAATCGCCGGGGCGATGTTTTCTTGAGCAATGCTTTTAAACGTAACTAATGAACCTAGGGCTTTTTGCGCCCCCTCAACACTGGCTAAGGTATTCATAGCCACACTTTCAGATAACGCTTGAATTTGTTCAGCGTTATACCCTGCAGCATAACCAGTGGATTTTAATAATTGCTCATTAGATAGCTGGCTAGTTTCCCATTGTTCATAGGTATCTAAACCTTTTTTCAGGGCAAAAATGGTACCCGTTACGCCGGCAGTCATAGCAAGTTGCGCCACACCAACTCTGCTAATACCTGCTGCAACCGATGATAAATGCCCGGATACTGAGTTTAATGGGCCTAAGAAAATAGCCGTGTTATTTGCCGCCTCTTGAAAACCTTTTGACATTTTACTATTAATATCGGCAGCAGTTTTGGCGTCTTTTCCATACGAGCGAACCTGTTTTTTAGCACGTTCCATTTGGCTAATAAGTTCAGCATTATCAGCCCCAAGCTTGATAACAAACTGGCCTATTTGTTGTGACATACATTTTCCTTTCGAGTAACACCAGAAACACCCGTCATCGCTGCTTTCATAGCGCGCCAGTCTGCTGGCTGTTTAGGTTGTTCACGGTAATAAATGTCGGCTTGTTCTGGGGTGATAGGTTTTTTGCTGTGCATGTTATGGATCATGCTGATGTGGTGATTGCCATAATAACGCTGGGGATCTAAGTGCCAGGGCCGGCCAGTAATAGCACTATGCCATTGGTCAAACTCGCTGACTGATATTTCAGTCAGCATAGTGTGAACATCAATACGCCCTAACCGCTCGGCTAACTGATAAGCAAAGTCAAAACCCGCAAGCCCTAATCCTTTTTTGGCGTGTTGATCCCGCTTAGCTCAAAAGCCGCATCAGATAAGGCATTTAATGTGTCATCTGGCTGGCTTTCAACTTCTGCCAAGATGTCAGAAAATGCCATATCAACACCAGGTTTAAGACAAGCCGCCACTAAAAAGGCGGTTTGCTTTCTGTTTAGACCTGATACCAACCAAATTGCTTCATGATATAAGCCAGTTTCTTGTTGTGATGGGGTTTCTGATATTTCAGGTAATGTCTTTTGCTGAGCAAGCATCGAACTGCCTAAACGCAAATACTCACATCGATCAAGTGCTGACGGCTCATAAAGGGTGAAGTCGGCCCCGGTTAAACTGACAACAATATTTTTTCGATTAGCTAAAGGGAATAATCGCATTGTTTATGGCTCCTATGGGGCGGCGGTTTCTTCTGTTTGACCGCTTAACTTAAACTTAACGGTACGCTGAATAGTTTCTTCTTTTGGTACCGACTTGCCCCAACCGGTAATGTGGGCTTGAAAAACCTCTGTAGACAAATCAGGGTATTCAATTTTGTAATAAAAATTGCCCTTAGTTTCTTTGTCAGCTTTCAGGGCCACTTGACCAGAATCTTTAGTATCAAACTCTAGGGCCAGTGTCATTTCGCCTGGGTCAGTCATGCCAGGCTCAAAGGTTTTAAAGCCGGTTTCGTCATCTAGGTAGCTTTTTTCTGAGCTACTACGGGTTTGCTCTGGGGGTGATAAGTCCAAAATGTTAGCTATGCGGGTAAAAGCAACGCCATCATCTGAGCGGTGAAATTTAGTGCCTGATCCAATCATGATTAAATCCTTACTGTTTGAGTGAAAAATCCATAGTGAGTGATGTTAGTGCGGTATCTGGGTCGGTTTCATAGTCAAAACTTTGCAGCATTGAGCGCTCTTTTCCGCTCGGCAGCTTCACATCATTAAGCGTGGCAAAAATAACCTTGGCGCGCTGGTTGAGTAACTTTTCTGGGTGAAAACGCTTAGAATCAATGTATGTCACTACGGTTAGCGTACCGCCTAACCCTTTTATGCCATCCATACTTGTAATGGGAACGGGGTCAGATAAATAAACAAGTGAGGCGGGTAGCTCTTCTTGGTTAGGAATGGTGCGCCCTGGTAACACGCTATCCATAAACCCTAAAGACTCAAATGCGATTTTAATTAAGCTAACCGCCTCTAAACAGGCATCATCTATCTTTTCAAATGGGTTAAAGGTCATCGTAATATTTCCTTTTTAGCCTCGGCTAATAGTGCTGCAGCTAATAATTTTCCTGAGTTTTGTCTTAACTCTGTTCTGGTTTCACGTATTGCATGGCGAGTAACAGCGGTTTTTGTTTCAAGCTTAATCACTTCTAGGGGGTATCTTGACTTACCTGTACGCTTCATCACTTGATAACGGCCCTTTAATACCCCTTTACTACTCGGGGTCACACCTGCAGCAACAAACGCACCAGGGTAAACGTGCTTGCCGGCCTTAATGCTTTTACGCTTACGCATGACTTTTAAGCGGGTATCTTGTTTTGCAGGGTTACTAATCAATCTCACTACGGGTATAGCTGTTCGGCCCATTTTAATAATGGCCTCGGTTCTTTTTTTGCCAGAAAGCAGTAACGTAAATCGAGGTTTCTTTTTCCCCGGGGCTGCTTTGTGTTCGTGATATTTAAGAACGGTTGTAGGTATTTTGAGTTGTGCAGCGGCTTTTTTTTGGGTGTTTTTAGTAATTGCCCTGGCCATTTTGTTAGTGCTTGACCTCGCCGCCCTTGGCAACATTTTCTTGCCAAGGGAATTGATATTAGTAATGGCTTTGTTCATTTCTGGCACAAAATCAACTTCGTACCAGCTATGCACATTACTCATTACTTGGATTTCTTATCAACGGGGAAATTAACTGGCTCACCTTTCGTTAATGTGGCTTTGTAGCAATTAATCAATTGGCGCGCTTCGGCATCGGGCAAATCGACAACACACTGCTTACCATCAACAACATGTGGAACACTGCCAATACTGGTTTTTACTGTGGTTAACATTCTTACTTTCATGTTATGCCTCTATTTCAAATATGCGGTTTTCACCATCTAGCGGAAATATTCGACTGACTTGATACAATAATCCATTGACAGTGACTTGAGTGCCGCGCGCGAACCCTGGCGGTAAATCGGTGGCTTTTACCGCCCATACTTTCTGTATGGTTTGCATTTCACCCATCATCGCGGGTACTTCATCCTCAATGGCAATAACAGGCTTGCCATCAACTAGCATGTCAACGCCAAAAACGTCACGTTGTGCCTGATTAAGCTGGCTATCAAGACTGTCGAATATACTCATTACTTTTTACCGACCTGGATACCCGCATCCATTAACTCTTTAATGGTTTGCTTAGGCAGATCATGCTGGCCAGATTTTAACTTGTGTTCTTTACCGTCAATGATCACTTCAACACTGCAAGGCAATGTCACGGTAATAGCATCAACCATTTTGGTTTCTGCTGGTTTGCCACTGTTTACTGCGGTAATGTTATTACCTAGATCACCTGTAGGCTGTGGGTTTAATATGGCTTCGATAGCAGCGGCCATACCATCCAATGACATATTGGTGGTATCAACTTCCTTACTGGCTAAAAATGCTTTAGCTAATTCAGTAGCCACCAATTCTTTACCCTCTTTATTGGTGTTAGGTACTTCGCCATCTAAGGTTAATATCAATGTTTCAATGTCATCAACTTTCATGTTGTACTCCAAAAAATCTAATAAAAAAGCCGCTAACATTAGCGGCTTTCTAGTGGGTTAATTACCTGGGGTTACTAATAGGCTTTTAAGTAAACAAAAGCATTAGGATCTTCTGGTACCGGCAAGGGTGCAGATTGCGTCATGATAAATTCACCGGCAGGTTCATCTGTGGTGAACTCTTTAGGGAAACGCTCAAATGAATCGTAATTCGCTTTTGGGTCGTGGATCATCCCATAACACATAGTGCCTTGAGCGCCGGCTGATGAAAAAATAAGTTCACCATCTTCAATGAACATGATTTCATCATCACCTTCATCATAAGTGCCGGTATAAACCCAAATTTCCACACTGCCATAAAAGCCCATCATCACAAAATGCTCACCGTTAAAGGCGGCAGTTTCTAAACGTGACTCACTACCACGGCGAGTTTCTAACTTGTCAGATACTTCTTTAAATTCGACAAACTGAGCAAAGGTATTTTGGTTCATGTAAATCGCGGTCACGGGATTTTTAGCGCGTGACATATAATCGGTTAACTTAGCACCAATGTTATAAGTGGCTTTGTCTACTGCATCCCACTTAGAAGCGCCAGCCAAAATAATGGTGTTATCAGGATTACGGCCATAATCAATTTCTGACTTAGGGTATTTATCAGACTCGATGATCACCTTGCCAAACTTCACAATCTGCATACACATTAGTTCTTCTGTGATGTCGATTTCTTTATCATGTTCAATTGCCATATTAGCGGCAATAGCATCACGGCGCTGCTGTGGGCTTAATGGGGTGTCATAACCCTCACCAGGTAAACGCTTTTGTAAATCACCAGGGATAATCGCATCTTTCGGCTTTAGGTATGCTGGATAAACCGATAGCGTTGAATGGCCCTCGCGGCGGCGCACTTCACCTTGTACTAATGGGCTGACAAACGGCGCTTTACGGTTTTTACGCGTAACTTTTTCAAGGTCGATTTTTTCAGTATTGAAAAAAGCGCGCTTTGGAAAAAACAGGCTACGAAAAACAGGCAAAAATGGTTTACGTTCGACCATTAGCGCCATCATTGTTGAAGTAGTCAAAGACATATCTTGCTCCTAAAAAAACCGCACTACGGCGGCCTTTTGTTAATAGGTTGAGGGATTAAAAAGAATAATTAATATGGCTGGTCGATATTAAAACCAGTGCCAGCAAATGTGGCGCGCTGCTTATCAATTGAATCAATAGTGACGTCCCATTGAATTTCGTTAGCGTTTAGGTAGCCACTGAGATAAACCGGATTTACGGCTGCTGCAATAGTGGTATCAATATCGTGCACGTTAATGGCTACGGCTTTTTGAGTACCATCGGCGGCGGCTGGATCATGCGGATAAGCAAGGCTATCGGCTGTTTTAATCGCTACCGGCGTATTAGCAGGGATTATTTGACCAACGGCAAAGTTAAGCTTGCCGGTGGTGTAATGGCCTAAAATGACCTGCTTTGTTGTGTGTTCTACCACACTGGAATTTGCGGGTGTATACATGGTTAGCTCCAAGTCAATAACTGAGTTTGTGGGTTAAAATTTAGCGCGCACCTGGCGCTTTACGTTTGCCATAAGCTTTATCCATTACACTGTTCATGCTGGCAAGTTCATCAGTGGTCACGGTGGCATCATCATCATCTAGCGCCTGTTCTGCATGTTCATTCATTAAGCTGGTTAATTGATTAACACTTTGGGCCTGAGCACTTTCTGGCGCGGCTGCATTTAACAATAATGTGGCTTGCTCTAAGCTCATGTTAGGCATGCCGGCTAACGTCTTAGCTAATCCCGGGCGGGTGGCGGCGGCTTCGCTGTCTAAAATAGCAAATACGCGCTCACGTTCACTGTTTGCCACTGTGGTTGCATCGATAGTGGCTGCTGGCTCATTAGCATCTAATTCAGTGCCTACGGCAGCCGATGCATTGTTAATAAGTGCGCTTGCGCCTACTGTGGCCGCGATTGTTGCTGCTTGCTTACTCATGGTGTTTACTCCAAGGTTATTGCCGCCCTTGGCGGCGGTATGGTTAATTAATTCAATATGAAAATCATCGGTACTCATTACGGCATCAGCCAAACCAACATCAACGGCTTTTTGGCCACGGTAAACTTGGCTTTCAGTGTCTTTTACTGATTGGACGGGGATATTGCGCCATAGGGCCACTTTTTCAGAAAATAGGCTGTGTAGCTCTACCATGTTGGCTTGTAACTCAGTAGATAGTGCATCATCCATTGGTTTTAATGGGTGCATATCAGCTTTATGGCTACCAGAATAAAACAAGGTGACTTTAAAGCCGGCATCCTCATAGGCTTTTGTCATATCTGTATGACCACAAATAACACCGATAGATCCCGCGATGGCGGTTTCCGTTAATATAATACGATCACAGGCTGCAGCAATCGCATAACTGGCACTGCATGAAAGTTCATCAACTAAGGCCCAAATAGGTTTTTGTCCGCGAACCTGGCTGAAAATGAAGTCGCCCAGGGCAAAACACCCGGATACCTCACCGCCTGGCGAGTCCATATCTAGTACAATGGCTTTAACTCGTTGATCGCCTAGTGCTAACTCGATATTAGCTCTAATGCCGTCATAACCTGTCATGCCGGAATAGGGGTTTAAATGGCCATACTTATGCACCAGGGCGCCGCTAACGTTAACGTATGCCACACTATCAACAATGTAATAAGGCGTGCTACTGGCGCGCTCGTTGTCATCTTGATAGCTTCCAGCAAGTTCATGTAACTGTTCACTGTTAAATTGTGACTGACCATCATTAATCGCCAATACGGGTAAGCCACGATCTTGCAGGGCGCCCAGCATGGTTAAGAAATAATCTGACTTAATGGCCAGTGGGGTATTTAATAATCTGGTGGCTAAATTGACGCTAATTCTAGGTTTACTCATTGGTGTTAACTCCTGGCGCTTGGGCTATGGCCTTTGTGTTTTCGCGCATCCATGGCGCGGTGATCCCTCTTGATAACAAGTCAGCTTCTTCAATCATTTGCTGCTCTTGCACTTCATCGTAATCTTTACCCAACGCGGCCATTTCATCCTCAAGGCTTGAGATCCCAAGCTCTAATTTTGCCGTGGCTTCTTTCATTTCTTTTAAGCCGTCAATATTTGGCTTACCAGTACCTAACCACTTGCATTTAGTTAATGCATTTTGGGCCTTATAAAAATTGGTAATACCTGGCGGCAACGCTAAGCCATGCTCAATGACTTGTTCCTCTAGCCAGTTAATAAGCATCATCTTACTGGCGCGATTAGGTACCAAGGCGCGGCGGCCCTGGAAATAAATAAATGCTTGAGCTAATCCGGCCCTGGCTGATGAATAATTAGATTTACTGTAATCACGGCTGAGCATTTCGTATGAAACACCTAAATCACTGGCTAAATATCGTAATATTGAGGCTTCATATTCAGCCATGCCGCCTGGGGCTGATGCACGATGTAAGGTTAATTTTTCATTAGGCAATAAGTGCGGCACCTTAGTTTCATTCATGCGAATGTTAGCGCCATCATGGTATTGCTGTGACTTATCAATGTAATTGGCTAGCGGGTCTTTATTGCCGCCCTCACCGCCACCCATTACCGCCTGGCGCATAATTTCGCTGTCCATTTCCGACTCAATAGTCGCAGCAAAGAAAGCGTTAACAATGGCATTTTGTAAAGTGGCATCCTGGAATTTATCCAGCAATTCAACCCGGCGCAGCGCAGCAATTAAATCAGTAACCGCTCTTACCTGGCCATCTTCCCATGGCTCAAATAAATGCAGCATTTGACGGCGGCCCCAGGGCAAATACTGTTTGATATAACGCCAGTTATGCGCGCCTACTTCACTGGGGTGACGTTCTCTAGCCCAATAGCCTAATGGGCGACCAAAGCGGCCAATTTGAACACCGTACTTTGTTGATTCGGTGTTGCTGGTACCGTTGGGGTTTGATATGCGATCAGGACTAATTAATTTAAAACTGGTGCGGTTATCGGTACCCTGGCGGCGGCCCCAAGTACTTTGAACAAAACCCTCATTGCGGCGCGTATGAGTGATCACTAATTCGCGCATCATCATGGTTAACGTGCGTTTTCCCTCGGCATCAATAAAAGCCCGGTCATCATCGGCCCAATCGTGAAAACGGCGCTCTATATCTTTGGCCCACTGGCGGCCAACTATCGGATCAACACCCAACAAGCGCCAATCTGGTTTTAATTGCAAACGCCAATGATCACCAATAATAAAATCAACGTGTAACTGTACCCCGCCTTTAGCGTATGCATGCCCAGTGACTAATTTGTCAGCGCGCGCATGTGTGTTGCCGGCAAGTGGCTGCAGCATTTTATCCATCGTAATGGGGCCGCCACGATGATTTATCAGGGCGTAATTATTGCTGCTAGCCATAGCGCTATTACTGGCTAAAGGGTTTCCTTTAACATCAACTATGCTCATAGCGCCACCGATATAGCTCTACGGCTGCCTTTTAGTGATTGAATATAGAGCGCTAATTCAGCTTTGTTTGACTGTTGAAACACCACGCTTTTACCATCGCGCGTAATGCTGGCTACACGCTGGCCTGTAACCAATGCGTGCATGGCATTTTCGGCTTCTATTAATTTGGCATTTGTGGTCATGTTCTATTCCTTTTACCTAAATCTGACCAGCTTGATTGCTGAGTTACCGGGGCGGCGTTATCTCTGTCTGCGGCTAAAAACACCAGGTCTAAACCAAAGTGATTTATGCTGATTTCTAAGGCGGTAAAACTACCAACGGCACAATCCCACGGCTCATTTCTGCGCCCTTTACTTACCCAAACCATGCGAGTTTTGCGGTTATGGCGCATTAACTCTTTTTCTTCGGCGGTTAACTGTTTGAAATATTCTTCACTGGTAAAGTCGGCCACGGGGTAATGGCAATACCCTGCTGGCGCGCCCTGGCCATCTTCAATCAATAATTGATGACGGTATGAAAGCGCATCTTTGGCGCTTTCGGTATCAACCATCGTTAGGTAAACACCGTGAATATTTGATTTGCGGGGAAACGTGGTGGGTTTGTCGTAATCGTTCCACCCTTTTGTGGGGATCATCCGATAGACGCCAATACGCTTGCAAAACTTATATACCTCTTGGGTAAAGTGACCGCCTGAGTCAAAACAGGCGCGCATAACGCCAAGTTCTCGCCCGTCTGCAGTCTTATACTTTTTATTTATTTCGGCTTCTAGTGCATCCCATAATTCAGGCTCTTTAGGATTACCAAACAATCTAAAATAACCAATTAAGTAACTACGCTGCTGTTCATCATAGGCGCGTAATTCACCCTCAACCCGGTCATCTTGCATATCGAGGCCGGCAAACAATGCCAGGGCGTTACGAGGTAATAATAATTCACCCTCGCTGTCGGTGGGGTAATGTTCTCGGCGCGCAAAAAGTGAACCATGCTCAAGTGGCTTAGTGCTTGATTTCCAGGTTTCGCCCAACGTGGTATTAACAAAGCTCTTAAACTTGTCTAATAAACCCTTTTTCTTTTTCTGGGTCATAGCATCAAAGTAATCATGCAGCATTTCAGCCCAGGTAAACCAAGGGCTGTACGCTGTCCAAATATGAAAGGCGACATGCCTTGGCGGGTCAATAATGTCATTATCTTTATTCTTGAATGCACTGATACTGTCATCGATCCATACCCCGCTTGTTTGGTCTATCCAACGGCCATTTTTTAACATTACGTCTAGCTGGTTGTTATAAATGGCATGGTCGCAATTAATACAGGCGTAATAAATGGTTTTGGCGGCATCTTCTTGGGGGGTAATACTGTCAGAAAATTCTGATGGCCATTGAAACCTAAACCCGCCTGGTTTATCTTTCTTTCCCCAAATTAATACCTGTTCATGCTGGCAATGGGGGCAAGGTAAGTAGAACCTAAAAAAGAAGTCGGCATTTTCAACTTCTTCTTGAATAATCGAACCCTCGTCATCCTTTGGCGTAGTGCCTCGAACTGATTTTGGGTATAGCGAGTTTGATATTCGTTTGTCACCTAATGTTAGTGGTGAACCCTCGCCGTCAATATCACGATCAAATGCTTCTAGTTCATCATAGAAAGCACAATCTTTGGTCATTCTGCGATAGTTGCCGCCAGCTTTACCGCCGCGAATATCCATCACTGAACCGATAAAGGTTTTCTTTAATAATCGGTTATATTTGTTACTGGTTTGGCCCCAAGGGAAAACCGCTTTCATAACCCCAACATCGCGCAGCATTGGCGATAATTCGGTTAATGAAAAATCTTCGGCGTCATCATCTGTGGGCTGAAAAAGTACTGTATTACGCTTTTTGTGTTCGTGAAAATAGCCCAGGGCGGCAAGTAACATTTTGGTGTAACCCACACGCGCGGCTTTAATAAAATCAACAATCCTAATGTCATCATTGCTGATGCAATCCATTGGCGCTTTTTGAAATGGTACCGTTTCCCATTTGCCTTCTACATAGCTAGATTCGGCTGAAAGATAAAAGTTTTTATCTGCCCACTGGCTAAGGGTTAAGCTTTCTGGCTTATGTAAAGTCTGATGCCATGCCCTCGTTATCGCCATATTTAAAGCAATCAGCGAGGTACGGTTCCAGGTCAATGGGTTGCGTTGCCTCATTTCTAGCCTTAGTGATTTCTTGTTCAATAATGGCTAACCTAGACTTAGGCAGCTCGGGAACGGCGCGCGATATTTTGGCCGGTATACCATCTAAAATTGACGCTACCATGGCGCCCTTATCAGCACTTAACGCTAAAATCATTTCAATTGGGGCCACCTGGCCCAGCAACTTTAATAATTCAATTTCCATTTTGTCGGCTTTCATTTTCGATAGCCTGGCATCTTGCCAATCAGTATTAATGCCGTTGGTGTCACCGCTTGGGTTTGGTATATCGTCATCACCAGACTTAGCAGCTTGCTTTAAATGTTGAATATAATTATGAATACAGGTTTTAAGGCAAAAACCATTTTTACCGCGCTTATCTGACAACACGCCGCTGGTCATTAAATTGCGAACCTGACGATCAGATAAGCCGATGTATTCACCGATTTCTTTTTGAGTGGCCATTAATTACTGCATGCCTCTAAATCTTCGATATACAGCATTAATGATGTAAGTTGTTGATCACTCCAATACTGGCCATTAGCAATAATGCTACCTTGGCCAGGCCGCAAGATTGTGGCATCAGTTAAGTTTATTGGATTGATGATTGGTGGGTTTACCTGGCAAGACTTTTGTGCCTGGATGCTCTGGCACCCCGCCAAACCGCTGATTAACAGCATGGCGAGGGTCAGCAATAATATCGGCGCGCTTTTCTTGTCTATCACGTTGGTTTTTCCGTTTAAAAATACCATTGATCATCCCCAAGAGTAAGACGATTATTTTTGGCCAGCTACCCATTACGTGCATTACTTTTGCTTGGGTTTAATGCCAGGTACTTATCGGTAAAGCCAACCACTATCGATAACCACTTATTGAAAAAAGCTAACCATTTATCATCAACTGTGGTGGTGGTATACGCCACTAATGGGGTCAGCAACTTAACCAATGCACTGGCCACACCAATTAATGACAACACTGTAAAGGCGATACTTGCTACTACGCCGCCAAATTCAACACCAAATAGCATAATGCCGGCATCAGCATTGGCCGCTAAGGTGTTAGCGGTATCAGCAATTAGGCCAGCACTCGCATTAAATGGCATAACTGCAAGCGGTAAGCAAAATAGGATAAACGCGAAAAAAACTTTAAATGATTTCATTGTTATAGCTCCAATATTTTAGTTGCGGATTGAATGTAATGCTCTGGGGTACCCTTGGCATTTTCAGCATACGAGTTATAGTGTTTTTTCCAATATAACGCGCGGCCATCAAGCGTTTTCGGTACTGCTTCGGTTACAACCAGGTATCTAAGCCGGCACCAAATAAAGGCTAATAACGGGTTATAATCTAAATCTGAATGCTCGACTCGTTTAAGATCAACGCCAAAATCTTTAAGTATTTTTTCTCGCCATGATCGCTTGGTTCGCATGCAAGCGCCCGGGGCAAGTTCGAGTGCTTTTTCTTTTAACCAGTAAAATGTGCCAGCATCAACCTGAGTTAATCCTCGCCCTGCGCCATCTGGGGTATCATCGTGGTACCTGGCTAGCTGGCTTTCAGCGCATGCTGTTTCAATAATGAGTAAATCAGCATTATTGTTTTTGCCATTACCTAGTGATTTACACACGGCTTTAGCAACTAATATCGCGTGGGTATCGTTAACCACTCCATAATTCATTGAATACTCCTTATGTGAACAACCAACTTAACTACCCATTCCATTGTTCTTACGCCACCAAGGCCGGCAGCGGTGCCAACTAGCACCATTTGTATTAATGAAAAGTGCTGCAGCATACCAACGGCCCACAATGCAATACCGCCAAGGGCAGCTAATATCCATTCACCGGCAAATTTTCGCCAATCAATAGCCTCATCTGTGATGAGTTTTTTTGCGAGTAAACCACTAGTTAAAAAAGCGACTATTAAAGCAAGTCCCTTTAAATGCTCTGGGCTAATGTTTGGATCATTCAAAGGAAACTCCAAAAAAAAACCCTTTCATCAGAAAGGGTCGAATTGGGTAGGTCGCTGCAAGTAACGAGGGGATAACGCAAAGGTTTGGGTACTACTTTTCCACATTGGTAAAACTATATCGTTATACGTGTCATTTTTCAATAGTAAAATAGTAAAATAGTAAGATATTTCTATTTTATAATATTATTTTGAGAAGTTAGGGCCATAAATCCTTTGCTTATGGTTAATAAGCTATTGGCCTCATGCCTGGCATCATCTAATGCATGATGAACAATTCCGGTAAATTCGCCCTGGTATTTTGGGTCGATACCTAAAAACACCCGCCCAAATAATACCGCTGTTCGTAGGCTTTGATTACAGCCAAAATCCCAAGGCGTTTCAATATTGTGCTGAGTATAGGCGTCATTTAAAATCACGTTATCAAATTCAGGCCCGTTCCCCATCACTTGAGGCCGATGGCCAGCATGATTAATTGCTGTAACAAATTCACTGAAAAGTTCCAGGGCGCGCGGTAATGATTCCCTATCGCCATCCTGGCTGAATATTTCATTGTGAGCTTGCTTGTTGGTCTTACCCTGTTCAGCCCACCAATCTAATACATCAATATTAATGCTTCTGCCTGGCTGTAATAAATCACACTTAATGTAAAACTCACCTAATGTTTCCTGGCTTAATAGGTTTACCGCTACGGCGCCAATGGTGGCAATCTTTGCGTTATTGGCTTTTCCAAGGGTTTCAATATCGACCACAATTATTGTGCTGTATTTATCTTTATTCATCACGATCCCGTTCAATGATTTTTATCTCTACTGTGCAATGTAATCGCTGCTGTTTTTTGGGCTTATCACCTTTTACCCACTCAACCGTAATAAAAAAACCATTAAGACGGCTAATCATTTTACCGATGGCGCCACTTCTTAATTCGACAAACAAATCACCGATATTTAACGATTTGGCTTTTTGATTAACTGTGTTCATTGGCTAGCCGGTTACGTGCAATAATCTAATGTCATGGTAAGGGTAAGACTTGCTAATAAATAGCCTAACCCCTTTAGCAAATGCAATTAGCCCATTGCCAAGCGCTTGCCAATAAATACAGCTTAATGCGCCAAGGGTAAGGGCCAGTTTCACGCTATCTGAGCTTTTGCTAGTACATAATGCCAATAGATTAGCTTTTTCAGCCCTAAAATAAATCTGTAAGTGCTTTTGAGCAGCAATAGACTTGTTACTCATAACATCACCCGGTTAACCTGGCCCATTAGCAAGATGGCTTTGTTATAGGTCATTTTTGGCTTTGGTGGCGCACTTTTAGGATATGGATTACCACAAGTATCAAGCACATTAACAACCGTTAAACACATGGTAGGGTGAGCCTGATTAATTTTTATCTCATAGCATTTACTGCGCTTAATATTACTGATTACATCAGTAGCTAATTGATAATTTATCCCGGTTAAATCATGCAACCGTTTGGCATCAAAATCGCCGCCGGTATTCATCATAAATATTGCTGCTTCTTGTGTTTTCATGCTGCACCTTTTTTAATGTTTGCGACTTTGCCATCAATACGCGCAACTAATATAGCTGAATCTTTTAATTCATTAGGCAATGTTTTAAGTGACATACGGGTTAAATATAAACTGGTTGCACAATCTACTAGGACTAAATTTTTAATATCTGTATTCAATTTATTGCCATCACGATGGTAGATCTTCATGCCATCTTTATATTCGCCATGATGGGCAATCCATACTAAGGCAGACTCATTAACCCAATTGGCTGGGTCTGATAATTTATATTGTGGGAAACCCTCTGTTGTTACCCTATATGAGCCAATAGGCTGGTGATTATGTGCAATAACTCCTTTTTTAAAACTGGTTTTGTTTAGCTTCATTACACCTTTAGTTCCAGCATTAAAAGGAATGCAGCCACTTTTAAACTGACCAGTTCGACCAGATTTAATTCCATGGTTTCGAGTAAATGAGCGTACTTGTTGAGAAGTAAACTTTGAATTAAATTCATTATTAAGATTTGCAGTTAATAGCTCAATACTCCATTTTTGATAACCTTTTTTAATAAAGTTAGCCTGTTCAACATTAAACAGTTTTAAGCAGCCCTTATTAATTTCGCTTGTTTTTCGGCCACAAGTGAATTTGTGGTTAGATATTACCGATTTAATTTGTGCTGCTGTTTTACTAGCAGAAAATTTAATGTTAAATGCAGTAGCAACACCACCGTAACTGACTTTTTTATATTCAGACTCAATAAATGCTAATTGCTCAGAAGTATAAATAAAACGCATTATTTTACCTCTAGCATTTGTGGTAATGTTCGTTGAGATATTAAGCCGTCACGCACTGCTTTTTGTGCATCAAGAGCTAGGCGGCCATTGAGAATAATATCTTTTGAAATACTACTAATGGCTTTTGATCGGTTAACTTCTTCGGCTAACTCTTTTCCAGTTATTGATTCATCGCTAAGGCGCTCAAGCTGTGAAAACAAATGGTTATTTAAGTCTATTAGTTTGTTTTTCATACTGCACCGCCTGGCTTATCATCGGTATTAAACATACCTTTACATTTAACATCGCAAAAATGTAACTGCTTACTGCTAACAACTAAAAATCCAGCCGATTTAGCTATGTCATTAATCATTTTTTTACTAGGCAAATGATTTGATACTTCTCGCCTTTGACCGCAATGGTCGCATGAAATAAAGCTGATAACTTCTAGCACCTTTAGCCCCCTATTATTAGTGATATTGTCTTGGTCATGCTTCGCTGCCATTATTAGGCGCTAAGAATAGTGCAACTGGGCCATCTTCGGTATCGTGAATGCTGAGTAAGAATGAACCAGCATTTTCACAAATTGGGTTCCAATCACTGATATCACTTTCGTCATCATCGTAGAATCGTTCGATAAGCTTTTCAGGTGCATCATTTTCAAATCGAATCACCACAAACTCACCGCCATTATCTGCCGCCCACGCCTCGCATTCTGCTCGAGTAGTGCCGTCATCCCATTCCGGAAAGTCTGGGTGGGTCCAATAACCTTCATCACGTTCAACTTCTGCCGCTTGTATTTTAGTCATGCTGTACCGCCTTAACTTGCTTAGTAGCTTCTAATACGGAATCAATAAGCTGGCATTGAGGTTCAATATCAAGAATATTAACGATGTTGGCACCATCTTCATTGCGGTATGAGTGCTTAGCAATAACGCTTGAAATAAGTTCGCAAGCCTCAATCAATAGCCCGTTATCATCTTCGCAAGACTGAAGTCGATCAACGAGTTTGATTATCTCGGCGTCTTGAGCCTTTAGCTTGCGCTCAATTTCATTGAATGGCTGTACGCATTCAGGGCAGTCGTAGTAATCATCTGGCGCATTACCAACTGAGCCAGCACCGCCGCAAGTCTTACATGTAAAATGTTCATAGCGTTTTAAATCTGCTTCAAGCTTAGTAATACGCTCTTGCTGCGCCTTGTCTTTTGCCATGGCGTTAACATTACTTTCATGCAGATCGGTGAATACCTCATTAATTTGCTTGGTACTCATGCCATCTATGGCAGCAAATGTAAGAAACTGCTGAATGTTTGCAGGTTGCAACTGCGCTTCTAGCGCTTCGATTTTGGCTAGGTTTTTGTCGTTCTCTGCCAATAGCTGTACATAGTTCATATTTAACTGCCTTTAGCTGCTTCGCGAATGGCATTGGCCCGTTGCTTCAAGAAAGCAGCGTTAACACCGACATAAGGAATTTCAGCAAGCTCATTGTATAAATCATCAAGTGCGCTTGCTTTAATCTCTGCTATTGATTTGGCATATTTATGTTCTGACTCGTACTGTTCCGACAATTTCAAAATATAACTGTCGTTGGCGTCGTAGCTGTCAAAACTAAATGCCTTGGCATGTTCATTACATGCTAGATAACCGTCATAGAAACCATCGCCAGTGGCATCAACCAATTGAGCCTTTAGTGATTCGATTTCTTTGCACTGCTTATTCATAATATTAACAGCCTCAAACTTACTGACAGTGGCAACGCCTGTTAGCATCACCGCCTCGGAATCGCCTCCGAACTGTGGTTTATCAAGCCAATATTTATTGTTATCGCTATGCATATAGATAAAGTTCCTGTTCTTGCTCAATCATTTTATTAATATCTGTAGCTGACTTTAAATAATCAGCTTTAACACCTACCTCTTTGCATTCAGGGCAAACCCAAACACCACAAAGGCCATATTTAAGATTTTGCGAAACGGTTAAACTATCATCCCACTCCGCTAGAAAATTATTAGGCCAGGTATCAACGGGGTTAATAGTGCTATCACCTAACTGGCCGCCTGGTATTTTGTAAAAACATTCATGCGGCGCAACACCGTAATAAGGGTAAACCTCTTTGCACTCTGGATTGCTGCAGGTTTTTTCTTGCGCTAATATCGTCATTTATTTTCATTCTCAACTTTTTTTTGCTTATCTAATAACTGCTCTATGCCAAATTGCTTCCAGGCTTTACGCTTAATGTGCCAGTGATAAGCGGCGGTAAAAAATGGGCCAACTGGGTAAAGAGCAACAAAAGCGATTAGACATAAAAGATGAAATACCGATAAGAAAAATTCTTTATGGACACGAATAAAATCATCTTTAAACTTTAGGGTGAACGGTCTTTTTAATTCGTGAATGGCCCAGGCTAAAAATGGTTTTTGGTAATCATCCACTGGCCGCCCTGTTAGCCCTTTAAAAATACTTTTCAAAATATCCGCTCTCAAGTAAGACATAGGCAACACCTAGAAAAACAGACAATGAAAAATAGATAATGCTGTTAAGGTGGCTGCACTGACAATCTTCAAAACCGCAATTTTGACACTTCATCACTAAGCCTCTTTTTCTGCTTGGGCATATATTTTTGCCCAGCAATTAAAAGCAACATTGGTTTTTTTACGTCTTATTCTGCTAACTGTTTCAAGGGTTACACCCATTTTTCGAGCTATTTCAGGGTAAGAAAAGTTACTGTGAAGCATTTCTACTATTTGCATTACAAATGCTTCACTTAATGCGCCAGGTCTAAGAACACGCTTCTTTTTCTCACTCTTGTTTGACACTGTGATTGAAGTATCTATATCGAAAAGCTTTCTTGTTTTGCTTGGCTCTATAAGGATTGCCGGCTTATCTGACTTAATAGGCTTTATAGGTGGCATATATGGGCGATCACGGCGAAACCCTACATTTTCCAAATTGTGCAATATGACTTGTGTGTAATCATCATTGCTAACAGGCATCCCTTTAACTCTTGGGATTTTCATATCGTTTTCTATAATCACAGTTTAAGCCTCGTTTAGTAATATATTACTATAATAGTCTTATAAGCAAAAAGGTCAACACTAAACTAGGATTACTGCAAGCGGAAATGATAAAGCGGAAACGATATTTAGATATTTAGATATTTAAATATTTAGATATTTAAATATTTATTCTTTTATTCATAAGCTTACGATATACCTAAATCAAAATGCGGAAACGGAAACCAACTTTTTGATTTTCAAAAAAATAGCGAGAAACCGGGACTCCGCGACCCCTCAAGGCAGGGGGGGGTAGTAAGGTACCTTTTAAGTCATTGATTTTATTGAAGTTTTTATGTTAACATTTCATTAACATTTATTTTAATCAAATCGATGCGATGCCAAGAAGTTGTAAGCTATTGATTTTATTATTTATTTATTTGTTTATCTGATGGTGTGGCCATGCTCACCAGGCAGCCCGGTACCGATGGCGCCGCCGCTTCTTCTTCTATATGCCTGGCCTGATGGTGTGGCCATGCTCACCAGGCAGCCCGGTACCGATGGCGCCGCCGCTTCTTCTTCTATATGCCTGGCCTGATGGGGTGGCCATGCTCACCAGGCAGCCCGGTACCGATGGCGCCGCCGCTTCTTCTTCTATATGCCTGGCCTGATGGGGTGGCCATGCTCACCAGGCAGCCCGGTACCGATGGCGCCGCCGCTTCTTCTATATGCCTGGCCTGATGGGGTGGCCATGCTCACCAGGTAGCCAATAAAAAATATTTTAATATTTTGATATTTTAATATTGACAGCCACCCTCTAAAATAATATATTGGGCACATAGGGCAGCCACTAGGGCCAGCCCAATCAACCAGGATACTGAGACAATGAAAATTCAAGACGCTTTAAACCTTTTAAACCTTACTGGTACTGTTTCAAAGTCTGATATTAAAAAGGCATACCGCACCGCCTCGCTTAAATACCATCCAGACCGCAACCCGGCTGGTAAAGAAATGATGCAAGCGATCAATGAAGCTTATGAGGCACTAAAAGACCTTGAAGAAGTCGAGGCGAACGAAGATGCAGCAGCTTATGATTTTGCTGAACAACTAAGTGAAGCATTAAACATGGTGATTAATTTAGCCGGGCTAGAAATTGAGGTTTGCGGCAATTGGGTATGGTTATCAGGTGACACAAAAACCCACAAAGAAGAAATAAAAGCGGCCGGCTTCAAGTGGGCTAAAAAAAAGGTGATGTGGTATTTTCGCCCTGATGATTACAAAAGTTCAGCCCGTGGCGGCTGGTCAATAGACAAAATTCGCGAACTACACGGATCAACCAAAGTTAAAAGCCAATACCGCACCGCATTAAACTAATAACCCCATGGCGGCCAAACGGGCCGCCCATCAACCAGGATACTGAGACAATGAAAACCATATACACCACAAACAAACTATTAAACGCTATTGGCACACGCTTAAATGATGTTAATAAAATGATTTATAGCATTGAAGATGACGCAAGACGAACAAACAAAGATAAGCGATCTATTCCTGGCTTTGCTGAACTAATAACCGAAAGAAGCCGATTAAGCGCAGCGTTAAAACCATTAATAAACGATCACTACTAACCGGGGCTAATTATGACAGGCGCGCAAGAGGTAGCAAAAAAAGCAATCGACAATATTGATGATCTAATTGTTGATATGTTGGCGGGTAATTATTTAGATAATGAAGTTTCATTAGGGCGGGTTATTTGTGGCGGTGAAGAACTGCAAATACAATTAAAAGTAACAAAAAACCGCTGTGATTTTTTAGATTCTGATGAAGAAGATCAAGAGTAAAACACAACGCTTATAACCCCAGGGCGGCCAAACGGGCCGCCCATCAACCAGGACACTGAGAAATGATTAATGTATACGCAAATATTAACGGCCGCCTTTGTTGGGTAGCTAAAATCACCCCACAAGCTGCAGCCGCCTGGAAAGCTCGCCACCCAAACCGAATTTTTAAATAAGGCCGCCGTTATGAGTCAATTAAAATCACTATCTTACTTTGTAATCGACACTGTAAGCGCATGCAATAATCAAAGATATATTACTCATTATTTATTCAATGATGATCTTGAAAGTGCAACCCGTGACGCTTACAAGTTACATAACGAAGCCGCCGATCATTCGCTGGCGTACTGCGAACAAATAACCATTGAAAGCAACCCAGATGATCACAGCCCGTTTTTATTAGAACTATCTATTAGTGACGCAGAAGATCAAGAAGTGTTTAACGCGCTAGCGCTTGATCATCAACATGCTGACGAACTGATAAAACATTGGCGAGATGAAAACAGGCCTAAATGCTTTAATTAACCCAAACGGCCGCCAGGCCGTTTTTTTTGCCTTAAATATTGGTACCGATGGCACAGCCATGCTTACCAGGTAGCCAACAAAAAATATTTTAATATTTTAATATTTTAATATTGACAGGCCACCTCTAAAATAATATATTGAGCACATAGGGCAGCCACTAGGGCCAGCCCAATCAACCAGGATACTGAGATCATGAATAATTCAACAAGCGTGTTAACAAAAGCCTTTTCATCTTATGTCGCTGAAATGGTGCGCCGTATAGCTGCGCGCGAGGGTATCGACTTAAACAGCATAAAAAGCCAGGGCGCAAAGTTCACAATAGGCGAGCCAAAAACGGGCCTATACCTAACCGTTAAGCCAACAACAAAGCCGGTAAAATCTGCAATAAAACCTAATATGACTTTTTTAACCATTCTGGTTTCATCACCTAATGGCACATATTCTGAGCTAATAACCGCGCCAAACATAGGCACAACGGTTTATAAAGGCGAACTGTTAAAAGCTATGCACTTTAATTTTGTCAATCAATGCGGCCATACACAAACGGGTTGCGGCTTGTGGTCAGAACATCACGGCGGCTTTATTAGTTTTAATAATAACCTTAACCCTTATGATCCAGTTGGCGGCCTGGCGGGGTGTAAGGGTATCGAAAAAACCGGACTAGTATTTAACGCTGATATTTTTATCTGTATACCTAAATCACTTTAATGAACCACCAGGGCCGCTAATGGGGTGGCCCAAACACCAGGACACTGAGACTATGAACACGGTTTTTACCATTAACCCAGCTACACGATAGAAGCCACAAACAGCCGCCTAGCGGCTTTAAGGTCAACATGATAAACAAACTAAATATAGCCCAATATACAATCAAATCATCACAAATGGCTTTTGTGTTGCGGCTTTCATCTTCTGACTTAATAACAAGATCACCATTTATTTTATTTGGGGGTGAAGTGCTTAATGTCGCTGATAAATTCGTGTCAACTGACAACCGAAAAGGTGCAGCAGGTACCCAGGGGATCAGCTTAGAACCTGGATGGTTTCAGCAGTATGAGGGGCGTGTTTTTGTTTACTACTTGCGCGACTGGGCTGAAATGATTTTATTCAAAGCCTATGAGATAAAAACGGGCATTGATGCAACGGCTCACCTACCTGGCGGAAAAAATAATTATATCGGATACATAAACATCGATGGCCAACTATTCCATCCCCGCCACGGTTCATCAACAAACGTTGCACCATGTAAAACAATTCAAAGAGTTTAATAGTTTAATATTTTACCTTAACGATATTTTAATATTTTAATATTTTGATATTTTGATATTGACAGCGAGTGGATAATAATTAATACTATCAGACATAGGGCAGCCACCAGGGCCAGCCCATCAACCAGGACACTGAGACTATGAATATACCTACTGCATTAATTTTCATTTTGGCCGGATTTATGACACTCAACCAAGATGAAATAGTAAAATTTGCCATTGTGTTAACGTTGGCATTCATTACCGTATTAGTTAACAAGTTTACTAAATAGGGCAGCCACTTTGGCCAGCCCATCAACCAGGATACTGAGACAATGAAATCACAAGATAAATTCTCGCTAGCACTGAACGCCTTTTGTTTATTATTACTATTCATATTTGTTAGCGCTGGCGCTAAACCTAATTTTTTATTCCCGTTATATCTTATCGTTTGCGGTGGCCCGTCAATCATAGCCGCGTTAATACGCCACGCAAAAAGCCAGCCAGCATCGCCAAAGCGCCAAGATAACACCAAGGCATCACCAGGGCAGCAAAAGCCAGCCAGCAAGCCGGCAGTAAGCAACAAACCAGCCGCCAACGATAGCCAGGTGTAACCATGAAAAACTTTACCAAAGAAAATTTTAAAACCTTAACCGCCATCGCTGCAAACTTGCCAGGCTGGCGCATTGATACCCGCCCGGACGTTTATGACCACTATGCTGTAATCATTGGCCCTGGTAACGCCAAGCTAACGATACGCCCAGAAAAAAACCGCTGGTATATCTCAGGCGCATGGCCATCAATAAAGGGTTATCACGCTTTTAATATTACTTACTTAGAACGTGACCACAAATACACCTCAATAAGTGTAAGTGCGACCAGAGCGCCAAAGGCGATGGCCATCGACATAAAACGCCGCTTATTACCGTTCTACTTAGATGGGCTGGCCAAAGTCAATCAATACAAAGAAAAGCATTTAGCCAAGGCACGCGAATTTGATTTATTGCTATCAACCATCAAAAACCATTTACCCGTTAAAGAGTCTTACCAACAACGCTATGACACTCAACGATCACTATATTTTGATGATAAAACCCTTAAAGGTGACTTAACCGTAAAAAACAGCAATACCGCCGATTTAAAACTAAGTGACATAACAATAGACCAGGTTTTTAAAATTCTAACCATGTTAAAACAGGAGCAGAAACCATGCTAAATACTATCGTGAACCCGGACGCCATCGAGGCCGGCATTAATTACCTATCAATGCTAGACATTGATGATCCCCAATACCAGGCGCCAACGGTAGCCGATGTTCATGCATTAAAAAACGCTAGTTCCTGGACGCGCGGCAAAATTGCCGGCCGTTTAGATTGCCCACCAAAGCAGGTCGATAAATGGCTGGCAGCAAGCACATCAAGCAATAAGCCAATACCTTACACCGCCTGGCGCGTTTGGCTGTTAGACAGCGGCATGTTAACCATAAAAGGCGCAAACTAATGACTAAAAAACTATCCCTATCTACTGGCGCATTTCAATGCGACCTAGAAATGGACATCACCATTATTGACCAAGATAAATTTAACAAAGAGTTTGAACAAGTAAACAAATTCTGGGGCGGCTATGATGATCGGGCAAAAAAACACGGCGGACATGTAAAAGCTGGGTTAACCCTATTTGCCCAGGAATGTTTTCAGCAAATGGCATTTAATAACTTAAAAAACAAAGAATGGTTAACAGACCAATTTGATTGGTCTAAACAAAAAGGTATTGAGGGTTATCCGTCTATCTCAGACATGGGCATTGAAATTAATGATATTGAACCCTGGTTTATTAACTCTGAAAATATATACATAAAGAATTACCCATAATTAACTTACTTTGTCCGTATCTAACGCTAACGTTATTTTCTCGCTTTAGATACGGACAACCCTAATAATTTAATAAGGATAAAATGTCATGGCTAAAAAAATTTGGGTTATTCATCTACTCGCACACTATGGGCCATTTCTTTTTACTGGTACCGAGAAACAAGCGGAGCAAATGCGGAAAGATAAAGCCAACTATGAGCGAGAACCAGCACGAAAACGCCTCGCAACTGAGGATGAAATCAGGCGCAATGATCCCAGTAATTGCCTAAATCATCCGGCATACGGAAATGCATTAAAGATTAAATATTCCGGTGAATGTGCTTACTGCGTAGAAGTCAGTAAGGCTCAACGCCGAGTGTTAGATCAAATGCTATCGATGATGCCACATACACCAACAGCTAAAGAACTAGGCGTACCGATGCGAACACTGCAAGCGCTAAAAGCTGAGCGATGGATTGAAAACATAGAGCTATTTGGAACTGATGAAACCAACGGAAATGAACTCAACTCAATCCACTGGAAACTCACTCGTATTGCAACAAATCATAGGAGCTAATCATGGCTAAAAAAATTGATATGGATCACTACAAAACACTTACCAACTTACAAGAAAGGGCAAAATATCTGTTAACGTTTAAAATCACCACAAAGCTAGACATAGTGGATCTAAATCCAGTAATGAAAGCTTATATCGGTGATATTGGCTTGCCAGTAATAAGCCAGGCTAACGAAAGTGAAGCAGATTTAATCGAAAGGGCCAAAGCCTGGTTAACAGAAAAGGCCGCTTAATACTAAGGCGCAAACTATGAAAACCGTTGAGCAGTTAATCAAAGAATTAAAGCAATACCCTATAGATGCAAAATGTTTTGCTTATGAGGGCAGCAATACCGGCATTGTGATTAACATTGACGATACACAAGAAATGATTATGTGTTCTGAAAGTGATGATCCAATAGTCGATATTGAAGTCATAACCGTGACCGACATATCTGATCACAATATGCATAGTGAAGCGGGCCAGGCAAAAAAAATAACCTGCCCAATATGCAATAGTGACGTTATTTTTGCCGCCGCTCAATGGTGGGTAAGTGAATGCAAATGCGGGGAATGGGAACTAACCATTGAAGCCACATTAACCATTAACAACCAGGAATAAAATTAGGATATACCATGCCAAACACAAAAACTATTTTTGAACAAATAAACGATTTTGCTCAAGACGTTTCAGAAAACTTTTTAATTGAACATGCTATGCAGATTAACCCATCAGTAAAAACCGTCACCGCTGGCGTACAGTTTGAGGCTAACGAATTTCATGCGCCGTTATTCTTGTCATCGGGTGAATTACGCAACCTGGCAGACGAGGCCGAACGCTTAACAACTGAATACCTAAATAAACAAAGTTAATCAATTGCTGTTAATCACTCTAGCCATTGGTTAACCTATCCAAAATACGGAGGTTAACCAATGCTATCAACAATCATACTTACTGCAGCAATAAGCACCTATATAAGCCCAACAGATTGGAACTACTCCCAGGGCGAAGATGAATTTACCAAACAAAAAAGTGCGCTAGCCATTGCCCAAAACCAGCAAAACGCCTTTATGTCTATTCGTTGCGATGACAACCAATATTTAAGTATGTCAGTTGATTACCCAAATCATAATCAAAACCTAAAGCCAAAAGCTTATGCCAAAGTAGACCAAAACGAAGCCATAGAGTTAACCGGCAAAGTTTACCCGTCCGGGTTATCTATTAGTGAACAATACAAACAATTTAAAGATTGGGGTAACTGGCCAAAGTGGCTGCAGCTAATAAAACAAATGGAAACCGGCAAAGCGGTAAAATTTAGACTTTACGATCTAAAGTGGCAATATCAAGAGGTCACATTTAATTTAACTCAGGGAAAAAGTGCGCTTGCTGATGTGATAAACCAGTGCAAGCGCTAAATAATCCTTTCAAACATTGCCACGCCGCGCGGCCCATCGTGCGGCAAGTAAATAAGCTGCTTATCTGCCATTATCACCATTAAATCAATAGGTGCAATGCGCTTAATATTAATGAAAACAAACGAGCTAAAATCAACCTTTACCGGGCCGTCTTTTTCGCTCACTTGTTGAATAATTTCATTAATTGCCATTAAGCAGCCATATTAAGCAAACTACTGCAAATAGTGCGCTTTAGTTCACTGTTATTAAGGGCCGCCGCTTCTATACAAGGTTTGCCCAGGCTAATAGCTAATGCCATTTCAGCCCTGGCGCCGTTGCTGTGTTCATGGCCATCAAGTAGCAGCACACAATCACATGCATTAACTAATACTAAATCAAGTTGCATATACGTTTGATAATCTAAACCTGGCGGCATACTGGCAGGATTAAGCGGGGTAAAACCAAGCTTTTCAAGCCGGCGCGCCATATCGTTAAACGCCTGGTAATTTAACCCCTTAATCCCAGTCATAGGGCCGCTGATATATACCCGCATTATAGATCACCTTTTTTGTTCATCCGTTTGGTGAGTACTTCACGGGTACCGTTATGGCCAGGATTACTCACTACACCTTGCCTTTCGAGTTCTTCGACTAAACGCGCTGCCGTGTTATAACCAATTTTCAAATAACGCTGAATACTCGATATTGAGCAGCGATCGTTATCAATAACCCATTTCACTACACTTTGATAAAGTAGGTTATCAATATCATCACTAATGGGCTGTGAATCGCTGCTACACGTTTTAGCAAACACATCAGCTAAATACCCATCACGGTTTTCAGAACCTAGGGAATAAACGTTAATGGTTAACTGGCCAATCAGCAGGCGCCATAATTCTGCATGTGCATCAAAGCTGGCAGCATCGTAATCACCACGTTCATAGACCTGTTCATAGGTATCATCATCAAGCAACCATTTAATTCCAACTATCTGGCCACTATCTTTCATACGCCCAGATAAATATCGGTGAGTGAACCCTTGTTCTGTGACCAAATTGCCACTAAATGAAATTTCTGAAAACTTAAAGTAACCCAGTAATTCACTCAGTAAATCCGTGGTTAAATCAGCATTTTCTAGCGTGAGTTTGCACTTATCATAATGGGCCTTAATATTGCCACCCAATACCAAACCATTACCAATATTCCCGGCGCGAACCCAATCGCTAAATTGATTAGGAATATCTTTGGCCAAATCAATTTTATAGGTCATTTTAATTTCATCATTAAGCTGGTTAACAGCTTGCAGCGCAAAACCAAGCAATGCCTTTGATGTGCTAGATACCATGCCGGTACCAACAACTAAATCAAATAGAATATGCACAACAGCAACGGTTGAGGGGGTTTGGCTTAACTCGGCCTTTCTAACCTCAGTTGTGAGTTGTAAAATCTGGTCTAAGTCTAATATTTTTCCGTCAGCTTCCAGGGCTGCTTGTTTCTTATTAACAAGCTTAGTAACACGCTTAGCGTTAACATCACGAGTTTCAACAATAAAGCGCAACATAATAAAATCAGGATTGCCACGCGCAAAATCAAACACATCACTGTCAACATCATAACTACTAAAGCCCATCGCCAGGTCAACGGGTGCATCATCGTTAATAACCTGGTGGCGCTTTACTGTGGCAGCTTCAATAAGGGCATTGCAGTCATAGCGGCAATCTTTATTAAACTCAAATAGCGTAATATTTTGAAACGGAAACATACTGGTTTACTCCCATAAATACGGTGAAATTCTAATTAATCCGGCAACGTCTAGGCTTTTTACTTCTTCACTAAATAGATACCAATAAGGCCGCCAATCACGGCGCCAATTGTCAGCAGATACACCACTAATCTCAATTAAGCGGCTAATTTTGTGGGCGGGTTTTTTTCGGATCACTTCACTGCGGTAATTTTGCACAGCTAAGTAACATAAAACAGACAAGGTTTTTTGTTTTCTTTTTGGTAGATTATTATGAAAAACAACACTATCCCAAACGGCCTTAATGGCATCTGCTTCATAGTGCCAAGGTGGGTTAGGATGGTATAAGTAATGAAGCAAGGCGGCTGAACTGTCAGCACAAACGATTTTATATAACCGGCTTAACTCAAACTGCCAGGGCGGCAATGGACAACTGGACGAAAAGAAGCGCGCCCCTGAACCGTCATTGCAGCTTGAACGCAAAGGAGTGGGCAACATAACAATTAAAAGTTGCTTTCTTATGTGATCAAGCTGGTTTGAGCTGCTAGTCATTCATACTCACCTTAACCCCAAGCGCTTCTAATACCTGTTCAACACGTTTAACGCCATGGTCACGTTCGGGGTTAGATTTTTTAGTCACAGAGTAAAGCCAGCCAACATCAACATTAGCTTTAGCGGCAATCTCAGGGAAATCACCATGCCTTAAACCTAACTCTTTTTTGAGCCTTTGAAGTAATTGACTTGGCTTATCTTGCTGAATAGACAAACGAACCCCTAGTTTGATAATATTTAGAATTATATTACTATATATAATGCAAAAAAGTAATACTTTCCTAATGGACGGGGCTATAGTTATTTTATGGAAAAAAATAGCAAAATAATACTCGCTGAGAATCTGTCAAGATTGATGCTAGAAAACAACTTAAACCAAGTTGAACTAGCAAAAAAATCAACGCGATTTGGTGGCGGGGTTAATCAAAAAACAATTAGTAACTATTTGGATCGCTCAATCGATTCAATGGCTAACCCTTGTCTAAAGAAAATTGAGGCATTAGCAAAATGTTTTAAACTACAAACTCACCAAATACTTGACGAAAACCTATTTAAAGAACAACCAAAAGCAATGCATCAAATCGATAGTGATAGACTTGATAAGTCTATTTCAGAGGGCGCGCTACTATTATTTGAAGCGGGAATTATCGACAAAGAAAAGGCCAACGTTATCGTTGGCCTTTCAAGAGATATATCTAAAGCTGCAGGTATTATCTACTCAAACTTAAATGAAGATAGTAACAACAAAATTGTATTTGATTTTGTGTCTTACCTTAACGCGCGCAAGGCTTCAAATTTAGACTAGCCTTACTAGCATTTAACACATCAAGCTTAGTCCACGCCGAAAACTTAATATTCCAATCAAATAGTGCATCTACTCGCCGCGAGGCGGGTAGCTCCTTTATGCTTTGGTATTCTCTAAGCAAACAAGCAGCTTGTGCATCTATATTGGCCCTGGTATTAAGCAATAGAACATTGTTAAAGTCTTGACCACTATCAACAGCGAAATCATCAACTGGTGATAGAAAGCTTTTAACGGCGAATGTAACCATGCATACAGACACAACCAATACGATAAATGATAGAGCTAATATCATTGTTAAATCCTTTTAATCTTGAACTTACTCTAACCATAATCAAACCAATCATAGGGCTGATAATAACAGTTGAGTAAATGAGATATGTTAAAAGTATCATCGGCTTAAAATATGGTGCCAGCACGTTATCACCATAATATCGGTCAATGTATCTCAACATATTAACTGCTATAAAATAACAACTTGCAATACATGCAATCACAACATGTAAATTGATTTTATAACCTAAAACCTTAAACCCTAAGAAGATAAAAAGTATCATCAATAACTCAAATGAGGGCCATATAAGGTAAAAATATTCCCCCATCCGCTTTACGTCATCGTTGATCAACCAACAAAGGGCGGCGAACATCATAATGGTGAACGACAAAAATCGTTGTTCACCAATACGGAAGTTGATTGCTGCAGCAATCATGCATAATGTGGCGTACCAGTTAGCAATAATAAAATCTGCAGCAGTGGTTAACATTACTTTTCAACCTCTTCATCTTGTTCTTCTGGCTCACCACCACCGCCGCCAGGCATTTGACAGCCAAATTTTAAGTTAAATATTTCTTGGTTCTCTTTCATGTGTGACTCCTAAGCGTAAACGTCAATAGACTGCGATATTGCCTTACTAAGATTTTTAACATTATTAACATTGCTAATTTCACCCGGTTCACCACCGCCGCCCCCAGGCTTTAGTGATGGGGTTTCTATTGGCTTATTGCCAGTGTTATAAGTTAACTGGCGGTTAATCACAACAGAATTAGACAAATTGTTTAACATTAGTACACCTTTAATAAGTACAACTTTCTTACTACTGTATAAATATACAAGCCTTATAAAAAATATCAACTCGTAGTATTATATTTCTATCCAAGTAATGTTATATTGATTCAGTATAATAATCTATAGAAAGGTGAGGCGTTTTGAAAAAGTGTGAAGCGCTGGCTTGGATTGGATTGATCGATTGTAGTTTGTGCGGTAAATTGCCTTGTTATACAAAGCAAAACGCCCACTTGAGAGTGGGCGCGCGCTTAAAGCGATTGTTGATGTAAGTATTACCAGTACTGACATCTTAATTAGTTTTATGAACGAGATTACCCACCAAGGCAACAACCGAACCAACATGTAAACGACATAGCAAGAACGCTGAAATAACGTAGCAATGACATAACAGTTAATATTGCAGTCTTAAACGAACATAAACTAACAAGTGTATTTTATGTTCATTAGTTTAAAGCTGCAATATTAAACAGAAAAAATATTTTAATATTTTAATATTGGGCTGAATGATGAATAACACGCTTACAATGAAATCGTTTTTTGACAAAGAATACAGCGGCAGCGCTAATGAAATTCTTTATCGACATATCAATGACCTGCAATATGTAGCTGATGAACTGAGTATTGATGTTCACACCGCATTAAACTATATCGCGCTGCCTAGCTCTATTCATTCAGAAGTAAAGCTTTCCGATACCCCGACAACACGCTTTGTCACTAACAAAAAAACCAATGGCCGCGCGGCGATTTGGTTAAAAGTAAAAAGCACCCGTAATGGTATTGAATACCCGTTCATCACATTAAAATCAAAAGGGTCAACGCTTACCTGGTCAGGTTATGAGGCGTTTCAACAAGATTACAATCAACAAAAAGCCATTAGCGGTAATAAACAGGCGCAGCAGCAGCTTGACCAACATAAACAAAAACAAGCGCAGCAAGTAAAGGATCGCGAACAAGCCAGGCAAAAAAAGCAACTGCAGCAATTGGCTATAACAGCAGAACATAAAAAATTAGCTGAACAATTAAAAACGGAATACCTGGACGCATACGCCCGGGCAAACACCGTTGACGGTTTAGAGCCTTATCTGGTCAGCAAAAAAATTGCTAATATCGTGACCACCTTGCCTAACATCAGAACAATAGCTGAATATTATGATAATTCATTAAGCGAGTGGCGCGCGGTGCCGGCTGGGCAAACTATGCCAGGTCAAAAAAGCATTTCAGCTATTCCAATGGCCAGGCTTGGCGGAAAACCTGCAGGGCTGCAGCGTTTATCTATTCAGGGTAAATACCAAACTAAAGCGGTTAATGAGGGCGATTATAATCAAGCCTTTGCATTAATTGGCCCCCAACTGATTAACGGTAAACAAATTGATGTATGCGAGGGTTTTGCAACAACGGTGACGGCTTATGCTGCAACGGGCAATAGTTCTTTATTTGCAATGAATGCAGATAACGTAAAGGCATTAGTGCCGTTGCTACTGGCAGCTTATCCCGATTCGGTTATTAGAGTCATTGCAGATAACGATTACCAAAAAGCATTACAAGGCAAAGGCAATAAAGGCTTATTAACTGCCCTGGACTTATTACATGGTCATGGCCATAAACGAAAGTTATCTATTTTTGTGCCTAATGTAGCATCGGTTAGCGGTACCGACATAAACGATATTCATGTAAAACACCCGGCAGGTTTAGCAGAAGTCACCGCACAATTAAAATCGCATGCTAATCATTATAAAGCATCTAAATTTGATGATCGTTTTCAATTATCATTACAGCGCTTTAGCTGTTTGTCTCATTTAGCTCAAAAACAACCAAATCACATAAAATCAATTGCCTTGTCTGGCGTGGCATTATGCCCATCTAAATACTCACTCGATGATGTAACCGCCCACATTATTGGCATGGCTAAATCAACTGGCCATCATTTACCAAAATCATTGGTTTCTCAAAATGTCAGAAAAGCCGCCAATGGTGCATTATGGGGCGCCCAAAAAAGCCGCGCATTTAGCCGCGATAAATTAAACCAACCCAATATCAGCTATAAATATTTTAATGACACAACCATTAATGATGATGTGTTTAATTACATTAATAGTATTGAATCGGGCATTATTATTTTACGCGCGCCGATGGGATCAGGTAAAACGCAACGTCTAATCAAACCATTGGTTGATCAGCCTGGTACCAGTGCCTATTTAGCACACCGGGTTTCATTAATATCGGGTGCAACGGAAGCACTAAACAGCCGTGTAGACGTTGACGGCAATAAAACGCTAGTAGACTCAACATTATCAATAAAACATTACCGCAATGATCTAACAGCAGAAAGCGCGCCATTTATAAATAAACTGGCATGTTGTGTTAACAGTGTTATTAATCCAATTGCTGATACGGTTTGTCAAAACCTCGATCAACTTTTTATCGATGAAGCAGCCCAAACGTTAGATGCCATAACAGTAGGCGGGGCCATGTTCGCGCCGCAACAAGTATTTAAAAAAATAGTATCTATGATGCAGTCAACAAGGCGGGTTGTACTTTGTGACGCTGATGCTAACGATAACCTGGTAACGCTGTGCGAACTGGCGGCAAAATCAAGAGACGAACAACAGATCCATATCATAGAGCTAAAAACTGATTGTTCAGAAATAAGCATTTTACATACTGACCATGCATCAATAGTGTCAAAAATAGAAGATGCAGCCAAACAAGGTAAACGCCTGGTAATTGCTACCGATAATTGTGCAGAAGCGGAAGCCATGCACCAAACACTAATAGCCATTACGGGCAAAATGGGCGTGATGATCACTGGCAATAATAGCGGTGATGATCTTCAACAGGCATTTTTAACAAACTTAAATAGCTATGTTGATCACAATGGCAACCGAGTAAAACATTCAAGCCAGGGCATGCCCTGGTTAAAACAAAATAAAATTGCTTGGGTTATTTATAGCCCAGCGATCACTTCCGGTGTATCAATTGAAATACCTTATTTTGATTGTCACTTTGGCCGCTTTTCAGGTATTTCTATTTCACCAAGTGAAGCAATTCAAATGTTACGCCGTGACCGTACCGCTAAACAATTCATTATTGGCTTAAAGCCATCATCCAATAATGCTGAAAATGACCCCAATAAAATCATTAGCGCGTTTTATCGTGCAGAATTAGAGCGCAATGATATTTCATTTGAAATTTCAGACGATTTTACCACCACCATTAAAACTGCAGATCCAGACTTTGACAGAATGCGCGCGCTCAGCCTTGCCAGCCTGGCAAACTCTAAATCATCATTTGCTAATAACATGTTGTGGTCTTTGGTAGCTGATGGCTACAAAGTTGAACTGGCCCACACCACGGACGAAGAAATTGAACATGGTAAGCTTTCTATTGAATCCAGCCGGGAAATAGCAAGAGAAGCACTGATTAATTTAATCAGTGGCGTAGCAACCCCATCAGCCGAACGCCTGGGCAGCCTTGAATCAAAGAAAATGGTTTTAGGGCTTAGCGCATCAGAACAAGCTGAAATAATCAGGCATGAAATTGAAACAAAAATGCAAATGCCAGTAAATGAGCAATCAATCATTTGGCATAAAAACGGCGCAATGAACAAGCTTAAACGTGCAGAATTATTATTTACTGACACTGCAACGTTAGAAAAATTCGACAATGGCCAAAAATTATCGGGCCGCGCAGCAAGTAGGCTTGATCATGCTACTAAAAAGCAGCAATCATTATTTTCATTATTTGAAGTATTAGACATTGATCCATCAACCGGCAGCGGCGAACCATCCACGGAAAAATTGCGCCAGGCATACCAATTATTTACCAATGACATAAACCGTGATTTAACCAATAACATTACTAAGATTGGCGCCCCAGTGCGCCATAACTCAACTGATTACACTGATCCTACTAAATGGGTGCAAGGTGCATTTGAACGCTGTGGACTCAAGCTAGAACGCACTGAGCGCAAGCGTGTAGGCAATGCTCAACTATGGCATTACAAAGTAGATAAGCAATCATGGCATGCTGTAAAACAAATCATTGAAAGCCGCCAAGCAAATTCAATTACAGATTGGCCGGTAAATGATCCACAAACTGACAAAGGCAACGCAAAACCAAACCAAACACAACCCTATGGTGTATCTAAAGAGTGCAAAGCTGATATGCACACAAATAAAAGCCATATAAAACAGGTAATTACAAAGGTTTCCAAGGTGATGGATATACCAAGGGCTTATGTGAGATCGCAACTTAATAAAGCTGATCGCAAAGAAATCGTTAATAAAACCATGACAATGGGCGATGTGATGCGAATGATGGCTAATTTATGGGATTTTGACCGCCATTTATGGCACTCAAACCCAAAAAATTAATTACTACTAGCTAAATCTATACCCAAAAAAATACCCGCTAATCTTAGCGGGTATTGTCGTATTTGTTTTTTACTATTATAAAGATTCTAAATAGGTTTCATACCATTCATTAATCGCGCAACCATCCACCCATCCGTTCGCCGTTGGCGCGCCCAACTTCTTGCCATCAATAAACAAATTACCCCGGATATAAGAAGCAAATTTAACCCCAATAGTATTGGTTTTGCCTTTTTCAATATCGGCCTTTAATGCATCTTCAATATGCTGCAGTGAAGCGCCGCCCTCTAATTGTTCAATTAACCAATCATGGATAACCGGCCAGGCTTTTGCTCTTGGATTCCAATATTTACGCTCAACTCTATTTAAGTGCGCCAATAGTGCAGTATCAAAGGCGGTTAATGTATTTTCGCCCTCGTTTATATCAGTCTGATCAAGATGAACAAAAATAGTCGCTATCGTTTTATCCAGTTCAAAACCGTCATAGTGTTCCTGGGTACTTAAATCACCGCCAGTATGGCCCAAAGCCTCGGCCCTATAAGCGGCTTTTGTTTGGCTTTTGCTTGCTGCCTGGTGATAACTTAATTCAGCCCAAATGGCCCTAGTGGTTTTAAAGGTCATATCCGCGCCTAAAATCCGCTTAGCATGAGCATTCATTGAATTACCATACTTTGATGTAACCGCTTTGTTTAATGGTGGGTTAATAGTCTCGCCACCGACAACACTCGATTCAATTTTATTACCTAGGCGATCAACAAAGTTTACTGTTTCCGCTTTTAGTTTAAGCCTCAGTTTTTTAAAGGCTTTAATCACTTCATCAGCCGGCACCAGTGTATTTATTTTATAAGGCTTAATTTCTTCAAAAAGCTTTCTGTTTTTTGTTTTTAGCTGCCCACTAAATAACAACGTCACATCATCAACCTTTTTAAAATTAGCTGTTCGCAATATCTCAGTTAACCGGCGGCCAGTGGCTAAACCAATGGCTACACAAAGCCCCCCAACGGTAGGGTGTTTTTCATTAAACTTGTCGTTGATAACCTGGCGAACCCAATCAGGATTAATAGATACTTTGTTATTATGTGTTTTTTCCAAACGGTCACTTTGCATCTGTCTATTAGTATCAGAAACAATTTGTGGAACATTCAAATTATAGTAAAGCGCAAAGTGGATTTTTAACTCAATAAGTGCTTTTCCATATTCACTTTGGCGATCTATTCCCTGGCGCAAAACGATTAAGTTTTCTTCTAGCTTTTCGCTTGTTAAATCAACTGAAAGCATCTTAGGAAGTCTAGGCTCAACGTCCTGAAAGTCACGTATAATCCTGCTTGCATGCTTATCAAACAAGTGATGTTTAATGTTATTTTTAATAATAATCTGGCGGTATTCTGAAAAAATACTGGCTAAGGTTTTTGATGAACATCGAGGCGTCCCCTCAAGCTCACCAGTACGGCTATTAGTGTACCAGCCCATATCACGCAGAAACGAACGCACAACCCTAGCGCACATAGTTGTGATGTAACCAGGGCGCTTACTTTCATCTAATGTTAGCGCATGCTCCTGGGTGTTTTTGATAAATTCAATAATATATTCAGGTCTGGATATACCCTTAGTTTTTTTACTCATAACGTTCACCTCTACTGTTAACTATACACAAAAGCCACTTATAAAATAGCTCAAAAAATAACTATACGCAACAGTAACACACTTACAACTATACGCAATAGTAACTTTTAACTATACACAATAGTAATAACATCAACTATACACAATAGTAACCATACCAACTATACACGCTAAATAA